GACTTTTCTGTTGATGTAGGCCTTATCGCTTTTGATGTATTAAGTTCACCTATTCTAATAGTTGTAAGAATAGTAAGGTTCTACTTTAAGAAATTTGTTAATAAACATCTAAAAAGATTCCTCAAATGGTTCGCTCATAAAGTTTTACGTTTATAAATAAATGTAAAACACCGTGTCTAAAAAATACATACGTAGCGAATACGGATCTTACAACCCTAATAGTCCTTTAACTCAACACTATATTACAACAGGTGCAGTATTGCCTGAAAAAGAAGAGCCTACAATTACAAAGAGAAAAAGAAATATTAAAGTTTTGTTAAGATCAAAAAAATCTCGTTAAATACTTATAGTCTTAAAACAAAAAGGAGTATAAGATGAGATTATTATTAATCGCTTTTATTATGTCTTTGATGACAATAACAGCATATGCAAGAGATCAAATAAAGATCGTAGGTAGTTCAACCGTATATCCATTTTCAACCGTAGTCGCAGAAAGATTTGGTAAGTCAGGTAAGTTTCAAACACCTGTAATTGAATCAACTGGTACTGGTGGTGGAATGAAACTATTTTGTGCAGGCGTTGGTGTTCATACACCTGATATGTCAAACGCAAGTAGAAAAATTAAACCAAAAGAAGTTAAACTTTGTAAAGAAAATAACGTAACTGATATTACACAGGTAATGGTAGGTTTAGATGGTATTGCTTTTACAAGTTCAGTAAAAGGTAAAGAATATAACTTTACAAAAAAACATCTTTGGGAAGCAATGTCAGACCTTGGTTCTAAACCAACTAAATGGTCAGATATTGATCCTAGTTTACCAGACTATAAAATAGCAATCTTAACACCACCTGCTACAAGTGGTACAAGGGATGCTTGGAATAGTCTAGTTATGAAAAAAGGATGTCCAGAAGAAATCTTAAAAGAAAAAGGTAAAAAGGCTTGTTATCTTTTAAGAGAAGATGGTGCTGTAATTGAAGTAGGAGAAAATGATACTTTGATTATTAACAAACTTGTAGGAGAACCAACATACTTTGGTATCTTTGGTTTTAGTTACTATGATAATTCAAAAGATAAAGTTCAAGCACATAAAATAGAAGGTAAAGAAATATCTTTATCATCTATACAAGATGGTTCTTACCCTATTAGCAGACCTTTATACTTTTATGTAAAAAATCAACATATAGGTATTGTACCTGGTGTTGAGGAATATGTAAAAGAATTTACATCTAAAAAGGCTGCAGGTCCTAGAGGTTATCTTATGGATTTAGGATTAGTACCTTTGAAAAGTTTAAAAGAATCTATTTCTAAAGTAGAATAAAAAAAAGGGCGCCGAAAGGCGCCCCTAGTTTATTATTAACAACAAAGGATTAAAAATCTTTTTGAGTGATCTCTTTTGAAGGATCTAAATTATCTAATACAGATGAAGATGTATTAGTTGGTTGTAACCACATCTTATCTGCCAAATCATCATTGTTAGATGTATCAACAACTACATCTTTAGCACCTAATGGTTTATAAACTAAACTATAAAAATCATAATGTCTATCTGTAGAGTGAATTGTAATAATTCTATTATTATCAAAATCAATAACTAATTGTTGTCCAGCAAAACCATCCATCATTAAGATAGGTCTATCTTCAATCCCAATAGGATCAAAGTGAAACTGACCACCATAAGATTGTGCCGATCTATGAACACCTCTTAACTCACTATACATATCATAACCTTTTGAAACTCTATTTTCATACATTGTTTTTAAATACTTACCAACGCAAGTATCATTGTTCCAATGATTCATCATTAAGTTAGCAATTCTTATATAATCATATCTGTCAGCATAGAAAGAATATCTACCATATTCACCTTTTGATCTATTACCTGAATTGTGTTTTTCTAAAGACTTACCAAAATAAACTCTTTTAGCAACTTTAGCGTCTTCTACAAATATCTTATGTAATAACTTGTTCCAGTCATCACCAGTTTTGTAAATAACATAATTCATAATAACATTGGTAGTTAAAGCAGAGTAATTGTAATTAACACCAGGTGTTACACCTTCTTTGCCTTGTAAATGTTTTTTCATTATCTTTTTAATAGGTACAGTTGATACGTTAAAACCAAATGCTCTATTATCTTTATCATATCTAGCCTGACCAACATATGGGTCATCACCTGCTGTCATGTTAAGTAAATCAATCAATCTTTGATTTTCGTATAAAGTACCAGCAACAGTTGGATAATCTATTCTATCAAAAACTGTGTGGTTAATATAATTAGAACAAACAGCATAACCTGTAACTAAAGATACCATTGACTTACCTAAAGAGTGTGAAGGATAAGGTCCTTTGTATTTTGATTTTCTGTTTTGATCAACTAAAATTTTGTTGTTTTCAAATAAGATATAAGATACAAGACCAGTATCTTTATTTTTAATTTGTTCATCAACTTTTTTAGATAATTCGTTAGTTTGTAAATCAATCTCAAACTTATAGGTATCATTTTTCTTTTTACCTATTTTGTACTTGTGCATACAATCAAAACAATATTTTTCATTAGCATGATGAGCAAACGTTACGCCGATCATCATAAAGAAAGTTAAGATTATATAGAATATTATAAATTTTTTCATAGTGTTGTTTTCCCTTATTTAGATTTGAAGTTATACCATTCAGTAGTATAACCGTTTTGTTTATGTCTAGGACCTCTAATCATAAAGTCCCAATGATTAAGGTTCTTATCTTTACATATTTTTTTAACAAATTCTTTTCTTGCTTTTGATAAAGATTTGTATGGACCAAACATGTCAGTAGAGTCAATTAACTCATAACCATCACCAGGTACGTTACCCATATGTAATTCTGAAATATAATACATTATTTGTTTCCTAATACTATTGTTGTTATACCAGTAACAATACCAGTAAGTGCCATCACAGCACCAAGTAAATACTGATCTGCTTCTACAGCACCAGTAGCGGCAACCATACTCATTATGAATACTACGCCGAAAAATGTTGTTATATGTTCTTTCATAGTGTTTTCTCCTTATATTAAATTAATAGCGTTTTGATATAATTTTTTTGCACCGTCATCAGTTTTAAAACCGTCTTCAGACGCATAATCCATTGAAGATGAAGCCATAACGGTATCCTCAAAACCGTGTTTTCTCATAATTTCAGCAAGTATAATAGGATTTTCAGAAGCTTTTGTTTTTCTTACTCCCATTTCATAATAACTTAATTCTAATTTACCATCTCTGGCAGATACAAAATCAATTTTAGTGTTTTTTAACATAGTGTTTCCTTTATTTGTTGTTTTTTTTGTTTTCATACTATCAATATACCGTATTTTTACATAAAAATCAACAAAAAAATGGTATTTTTGTCCGATTCTTCCGTAGCTTGTCGGCATTCTGGCACGTATAGAACAAAAAGAGAACAAAAACCCTTATAAATAGTCAAAAAAACATTAAAAAAGTGAGGATTTATGGCAAAAATGCGTGAATTTCTGTTCTGGAACGAATCAGGACAAGAGGAAAAGAAAGAAAATACAAGTTTTAAGAAGGCAGTTAAGTCTGTACAAGAAAATTTTAAAAATCAATTGATTGGTTATGAATATATTAGTAAAAAAGGCAAAAAAATCATAAGTTCAATCCAATTACCAATAGGTAGAAAGAAGAAAATAGGTAGATAATGGCAAAATTGAGTAAAACATTTGTTGCTAGAGAAAAAAACTATAAAAAGTCATCTTTAGGCAAGAAAAAAAGAAGTGTAAAATTTTCATCAATGAATAAATCAAAAAAACGTAGTTGGAAAGCATATAACGGACAAGGAAGATAGTAAATATGGCAGTTAGAGAGGGTGATCCATTAACTACAGGTCATGCTTGTACAGGAATCACTAATTTATCAATTAGTCCTAAAAGAACAGTAAAAGCAAACGGTATAGTTTGTGCTGTTCAAGGTACTCCTACGGTTGCACACCCAAATCCACCTGTACCTATATGTCCTAGTCATGTGGCTGCATTAAATCAAGGATCACCTACTGTTAAAATAGGCGGTATTCCTTGGGGTCGTGTAGCTGATAGTGCAGACGCAGGTGCTATGATCTCTGGTTCCTTGAATGTTAAAGTAAATGGCAGATAAGTCATATAAATATAGTTATGGCCTATTCAAACTATGACGCAAGTACAACTAACAAAAGTAAAAGATCAAATAGAATCTATAGTGATTTAAATTTGAGTTTTACTAAAAATCCTGCAACTAAAGATGTTGCAAAGTTATTTGATGTACAAGCGATTAAGAGAGCTGTTAAGAATATAATCTTAACAAACAAATATGAAAGACCTTTTAATTCTGACTTTGGTTGTAATTTAAGAGGGTTCTTATTTGAGAATATAACTGAACCATTACTTGTTATCATAAAAGATAGAGTTGCTATGGCAATTGAAAAATATGAACCAAGAGTTACAGTTGAAGATGTTGTTGTAAAAGATGACCAAGACAAAAATGGTTTAAGTATTATGGTTTCATTTTTAATTAACGGTACAGAAGCACCAGTTTCAGTATCAACATTTTTACAAAGAGTAAGATAAGATGGCACAACACAGATTAGATATTTCAGAATTAGATTTTGAAAATATAAAAGGTTCATTAAAAAGATTTCTTTCAAATCAAAACGAATTTAAAGATTACGACTTTGAAGGTAGTTCAATGGCAATATTGCTTGATCTACTTGCATACAATACACACTACTTGGCTTACAATGCAAACTTCGTAGCAAACGAAATGTTTATGGACACAGCACAATTAAGATCAAGTGTTGCGTCATTGGCTAAATTAGTAGGTTACACACCTAACTCTGCTAGAGCACCAATCGCTGATTTAAAATTAGTAATCAATGATGGTACAGGTGCTACAATTACAATACCTGCAGGTACAAAATTTTCAACACAAGTAGATGGTCTAACTTATACATTTGTTTCTATCGCTGACAAAACAGTTCAACCAGTTGATGGTATTTACACAGCACAAAGTTTAGAAGTTTATGAAGGTACTTACGTATCTTATAATTACACTTTTGATAGTTCAGATATAGATCAAAGATTTTTAATACCAAGTGATAGAGCAGACTCTACTACAATAAAAGTTGCTGTACAAAATAGTGCTTCTGATACTACATCAAACACATATACAAAAGCAACTTCAATAACAGAATTAGATGGTACATCAAAAGTTTTCTTTTTACAAGAAGCTGAAGATGGTCAATTTGAAATTTATTTTGGTGATGGTGTAATTGGTAAAGCATTAGAAGATGGTAATATAATTAGTATAAGTTATGTTGTGACAAATAAAACAGAAGCAAATGGTGCTCAATCATTTAATTTATCTGGTTCTATATCAGGTTTTAATGATGTAACAATTACAGTTAATTCATCAGCACAAGGTGGTAACGAAGCTGAAACATTACAAAGTATAAAAACAAATGCTTCTAATTTTTATTCTTCACAAGATAGAGCAGTTACGGTAGAAGATTATAAAACAAAAGTAAAACAACTTTATGCTAACACACAATCAGTTAGTGCTTGGGGTGGTGAAGACGCTGAAACACCATTCTATGGTAGAGTTTATATTTCTATTTTACCAACAAGTGGTTCTAACTTAACAGACTCTACAAAAGACAGAATAGTAAAAGATTTAAAAAAATATTCAGTTGCTTCAGTTACACCAGTAATCATTGATCCTGAAACTACAGACATTGTTTTAACAACTACGGTTAAATTTGATGAGAAGGCTACAACAAAAGTAGCTGATACAATTAAATCAAATGTTATAACTACTATAACAAACTATAACGCAAACACATTACAATCTTTTGATACAATGTTTAGACATTCAAAACTAACAGGTCTAATTGATGATACAGATAATTCTATCTTATCAAATATTACAACAGTTCAATTAAGAAAATCATTTACACCAACTATTGGTAGTTCTACAAAATATTCAATCAACTTTGCAAACGCATTATATAATCCACATTCAGGACATAATAGTAGTTCTGGTGGTATATTAAGTTCTTCAGGTTTTAAAGTTGATGGCGATACAACTAACGTTTGGTTTTTAGATGATGATGGTAATGGTAACGTAAGAAGATATAGAATGGATGGTTCTGTTAGATCCTATGCTAACAGCACACAAGGTACTATTAATTATACAACAGGTTTAGTTGAGGTTAATTCTTTAAATGTTTCTAATATAGAAAATATTAGAGGTGCAGCTTCAACAGTTATTGAGGTTACAGTAAAACCTAATTCAAACGATATTGTTCCTATAAGAAATCAAGTATTAGATATTGATATTGCAAATAGTTCAGTTACGGTTGAGGCTGATACATTAGTGGGAGGCTCAGCAAACGCTGGTATAGGATATACCACGTCTAGTAGTTATTAAATGAGATGGCCGACTTTAAAGATAAAATATCAAATCTTATAAATTCACAAGTACCTGATTTTGTACTTGAAGATCACCCATTATTTTTAGACTTTGTAAAAGCATATTATCAGTTGATGGAATCAGCTGAAATACAATTAACAAACATTGGCGATCCAGATCACATAGTATTAGAAGGTAATACAGCAGGTAAAACCGTACTTGATGGTACTAATAACAACAAAGATGATAGTGGCGATAACTTTCTTTTAGAAGATACAAGTTATGGTGATTTTATAAATGGTGAAACTATAACTGGTTCTACATCTGGTGCAACTGCAACGGTCTTAATTGAAGATGTGGATGCTGGTGCTCGTTTATTTGTAACTCATCAAAACAAATTTATAGAAGGTGAATTAATAACAGGTTCATCTTCAGCTGCTCAGGCAACTATAGGTAAGTACAGAGCAAATCCAGTTCAGAATATTCAACAACTTTTAGACTATGCTGATGTAGATAAAACTATACAAGGATTCTTAACTAAATTTAGAAATTCATTTTTAACTTCTATACCAGATACGTTACATAGTTCAGTTGATAAAAGAAACTTAATTAAAAATATTAAATCATTGTATCAATCAAAAGGTACAAAACGTGCAAGTGAAATATTTTTTAAATTATTATTTAATGAAAAAGCAGAAATTAGATATCCTAAAGATAAT